ATCATATGAGAAAGTGAGTCAAGCTTAGTGCAATCATTGTAAGCATTGTTGATATCCCTAAAGCAGTTCAAAATCTCCTGCTTAGTCATCCCACTTCACCGCCTTACTTATTAATTTTTTCATATATTTTCATCCGTTTTTGAAGCCACTTCTGAAGCATACGCATATTGTCGGAAAAATCCCAGATGTATCCGCATTCCTTATCAGGATACCTCCGCATAACCCTTCCTGCTGACTGCGTGACAGTAATCTCATTTTTCACAGGAGATGCCATCACCAGATTACGCAGACATGGAATATCCAATCCTTCCTTTGCTATTGCATATGTCGCAAACAACACACTGATTTCACCATCGGACAACTGCCTTAACAAATCTTGCCTATCACTTTTCTTGGCCGTGGACAGAATCCCATGGTTGTACTGACATTGTTCTGCCAAAAGCTCCAAGTGTCGTACACGTTCACTGAGAACCAGTGTAGGCCCATTCATCAAAGTAGCTTGATTAATTTCATCTGCTATTTTTTGGTTTCTCTCCCGGTTTTCTATGCATTCTGTAATCAGTGTCGTGTAGTTCAATGTTCCATCAGGATTAAGGCACTTCTCAAAATCAGGCTCCCATCCTGTCTCTATTGGCTCGGGAACGCACAATGGGCACGTGTTATTCCTGACCTGTTCTTTTGTGATTTCATAAAACTTCGGCCCAAGCAATGCGAACATTGCTTTTTCCATGCCGTCAGACCGTTTTGGTGTGGCAGTCAGCCCGTACTTGTACCGGGCTGACAGACTTGACACAACCTTCCAGAACATGGTGAGCTGTGTAGGCGTTCCGACGCATCTGTGGCACTCATCCACTATAATCACATCCCAGAACTCACGAAAGTCAGCCAGATCAATTTTGCTCATAGTCTGGACAGTGGCGAAAGTAATGCCCTTTACTGCATTCACTTTGCCTCCTGTGATTGTCCCCATTGGAATATGCAGATATTGCTTCGCCCTGTCCATACTCTGTTTTAGAAGCTCCTGTGTGTGTGTCAGCCATAGAGTATTTAGTCCGAGAATTGCACATATCGCCAGACCAATCTGTGTCTTCCCCGAACCACACGGGGCAACCAGAACCCCATTCTTGGCATCTAAACCACTTTCTACGGCCTCCGCCTGATACCCATATAAACCATCAACTAAACCTTCGAAAAGCCTCTGATGCGTTTTCAGATGCTCTGTAGCGTCAACCCTGATCCCTCTTTCTCTGAGAAACTGTAGCATGCCAAAGGGAACGATTAAATCCGTCCCCTTGGCCTTCCACAGAACAATACTCCTGGGCACATTCCAGACACTCCTGCCAGCCTCAACACGTTTGGCATACTCAGGGTTCGGCCACTCAAGACTACTCTTTATTGTACGCACCATATCAACATCGAATGTTTCACGTGAAACGTTTATGGTAATCTCATTATCGGCTATTGCATCACTCATAGGATTCTCCATTCTGGAAGCTCATGTACGTCAACGGATTTGCTTCCGAGCCATGCTTCCGTGTTTATACGGCTGATATCCATAAAACGGATCTTCCCTTCGGCATGAATAAGCAGACCAATCTCCTCTGCTCCAGTCTTTTTCTCCATCAACTGAAAAGCATTGAACTGATTGTCCTCAATTCGGTCAATCGGAAACCGATGCCCTTCACTTACGACTTTGGCATCATATGCCAGAATCCGTTTTCCTTTGATCGCCAGAATATCAAATGGCTGTTGTCCTGTCTCGCTCTGAGGAATCCGAAGAACCCAGTATCCTGCCTCTTTCAACTTCTTGGCAATCATGTTTTCAAAATCTCTGCCTGTCATACTCCACCTCACGCAAGCTGTTCTACAATAAATCCAAGCTTATTGGATATCAGCTTCAACAATTCGTTCTGTTCCGACAAAAGCGCAATCAATCGATTAATCCGATACGACTCAAACCCGTCTACTTTTTGAACTGAAGCAGATTCCACTGGTTCAGTTTGCTTTGGAACATCCTTTTTTACTGATGCCTTCGCTGAATCAACCAATTGCTTATACTCTTCCAGAGTCTGAGCTTTTTTGATTCGTCCTACAGTGACATCACTGATCTGAAGATAATCTGCGCATTCTTTCAGAGTAGCCCCTCCAGCCAGAAGAGTCTTAGCACAATCAAAAACCTTACTTGTGACTTTACGTGCTGACATAATATCCCCTCCGTTTAATACAGGATACAGGTATTGCTCCTGTATCCTGTACTGAGTGTATTACCATGGGCATTCTTCGTCTGGAACAGGAGTATATCCACGAGGCACAGGTAGCTCACCCTTCCATGGTGGGAGCTTATCCTGCTTATCTTTATGGATAAACCACGCCACTTTTGCGTACCCCTGATCATCGATCTTTGTATGTGCCGCTCCGGCTTTCCCTACCCATCCGTTCAGATTGAAATCGCCATCAGCGATATCAAACGAATCAAAGAACTGAGTCAACTTTCCATTAGTGATTTCAGGACGGTCATCCATGAACACAATATAATGCCAGATCATGGAATTGTATCCACTCACTCTGAGCTTGATCACAAGCATGTCGTTTCCACTTTTACTGACTGCCTTCTCTGCTGAGTCAATCACAACCCTGTGATCACCTGCAGGGATAGTATCAAACTGCTGTTCTGTCCTCTGAAAATTCCAAGCCATTATTCCTTACCTCCCAAAAACTCATCAACCGCACACCATTTACGGCTGTCTCTCTGATTCTTGGCATATACATTTTGTGTGGCTTCCATCTGTATAATCCTCTGCCCGTCCCTGACTCTGATTTTGCCCACAACATCGCAGAGTCCGCAGATATTGTCTACGATTTTCACACTCATCTTCGGATACAGTCTGCTGTAACTGCTCCCGTCAGGATTCTGGAACTGTTCCGTCACTTCCCATGCTGTCAGATATACATTCACACCCAGAGACTTCAGGAAACGAAGCGAGTTCACAAGTTTGAACTGCATGTACTGGTAATCCGCCTGTGCAGGAACGCCCTTGTTTTTCCCCTGACTTCCTAAATCAGACAGGATACAACGCTCGAGTTCTGAGATGTTATCCACGCAGATGTTCTCATACTCCAGTTTCCCTGCGTCATGGAGCGCGTCCAGTTCTTTCAGCTTGTCCGTCCAGTCTGTCCATGTGTGCACATTGTCGATCTGCCATACATCAATACGATCAAAATCATGGACAACTTCGTTTTTGCTCATGGTAGGCACAAACGTTCTGTCAATGTCCAGAACAAGGGTTTTGCCCTTGCTCTGTTCACCAATCAGTCCAATAAACGTGCTTTTGCCAACACCAGGGGCACAGTACGCCAGACACGTGACTGGAAGTTTTGTCTGCACCAGTTCAGACAATTTCATTGCTTTGGTCTCCTTTCAAACCCTACATACTCCATCTGCGGATCATAATTTCTGCAGATAGAAGAGTACTCACATGGGCGCCCCCATTTCATACAGTAGCTTGGGACTCGGTAAAAGTTGTGGCAGTGTTCGATCTCGTCCACCATCAGCTTCAGGGACTCTTCAAATTCTGCAATCTCTTCAGGACTCCGGTAGACATTGATTGTGCCGATTTTGTGCTCGGTATCATCCGAGTACCAATCGATGCACCTGAACCTGAAATCATCCTCTGACTCACCCTGCTTCAGACGAATCGTAGGCGTTTTACAGACGGTATATAAGATATCATTCACACCATACGCCCACATGTATGTCAGAATCTGCTCGTCATTCTGCAAACCCATGATATAGGACTCATCCAACATGCCAGAGGTTGTTTTGTGCTCAAGAATTTTTCCTGACTCCAGTCTCCCGTCACAGCGCCCGATAATCGTGTGGTTGCCTATAGGCTTCTCAAACCATTCCTCCACTGCCTCAACTTTGCCGAGTTTCGGAAGGACATACTTTTTGAAGGCGATTGCCATGGCGTCAGTTTTCGGATCATCCAGATCAAAGCCCTCCCCCTTCAGAAGGGCTTCGATCTTGGCATGATAACCTTTCCCACGTTCCAGAACCTCAGGCGATGTCAGAGGATACACGCCTTCAATGTATTTGAGCTCATATGCTCTCCGACACGATTTGAAGCACTGAATCCCGGAATTACTCAGCCTCATCGTCGTCATCCTCCGGCTCAAAAAGATCCTGCAACTCATCGAGCGCTTTTTTCAGGAAATTACGGAAATCTTCCGCGCTCTTTTGCTTATCTGACTCTTTTTTCTTTTCATCACCAATGGCAAGGTACTGCTCCATCTGTTCTCTGGACTCACCGAAAACAATGCCGTCCATAAAGCCATTTGTGAATGAGACACGGAACAAATGCCCGATCTCAGGATCGTGTTTTGTTATCTGCTTATCAATGGCACGAATCAGATTGGTTAAGTCCGTACAAATCTCGGGCAGTGTGCCCATTGCATTAACCTGAGTAGTAGTCTTTGTAACGTTAGCTGTCAACATTTTTCTTCGCCCTCCATAAATATCTCGATTTTTTTGGCTGTAGTCTTTAATGGTTTCCGTTTGCCATTCTCAATGGCGTTGATGGTCATCACGTTCATTTGCACCAGATTGGCAAATTCCTCCTGCGACAATCCGTGTCTCGCACGATATTCCAGAATTCTGTCTCCCAGACTCATTGGCTCACCCCCTTTCTCTGCCTATCATATCATATTGTTTCGTATACTTCAACCCCTTTCTGCATACTATTTATGTAGTATAAACATACATCCCCTTATTTAATATATAAGAAAAATAATTTATAGTATATTAATAATAGAATGCACTTTTATACTGCATGTTCATGCACTCGGAAGTCGGACAGGATCACGGGAGCCCAACTGGACACGAATCCACCATTGTCGGGTTGGCAGTACCAGCATTTCCAGTCTGGTTTCCACAGCCATGTTCCTGTCAGATCGAATGGCTCATGATCGATCACAGGCGTAATCCTGACCGTACCATGGAACATCTTGTAGCCGTCACACTCAAGCATCTCTATGCATCCTCCTAAACCAGTAATAAGAATCCTTGCGTTCTGTCCATTCGGAGAGATCGTCTTTATGCACATTGTACTCTCCATCGAAAAAGTCATCTTGCCGACCGTCACTGCTCAAATCTGCGGAATCAAATGTTTCCCTCGTTCCATCCGCCTTAACAACAGTCACAATTTCGTCACCTGTAACAACGGCAACATATAGCGAATCAATATCTGCCAGATCAATACCCGTGTCGCATCTAACATTATCATAATTCAGGATTTTCAGCGTTTTCATTGCTCAATTCGCTCCTCACCTTTGTCACAAAGGCTTCCATTGCCTCGTCGGAATCATCCATTTTGAGAAGCTCTTCCCATATCTGAAGAGCTTCTTCACGTTTCCCATCACACAACAGATTGAAACTCGCCTTGGCAACCAGTTCGAACAGTATCATCAGTAGTCACCTCTCAGGAGAGCTCCGTTCACCATGTGGGCCTCGATGTTTTCAATGTCTTTCTTGGTCAGCCCGGACTCTTCTCCCTTTTTGTTGTGGTTGCAGATCAACAGCCGTCCAACCAACATCGGATTCCCTTTGCCGTCCACTGCAGAAACCATGACACTTTCCTTAAAAAGGCCCTCATCGTCGCAGACGATATCATAGTATTTATCGCCGATCTTCCTAGACACAATGTCAATGGTAGCACAGTCGAGGATTCTGTAATAGCCACTCAGATCACGCGGAATTTCGACCAGTCCCGAGTGCCCCATCGGATTCACATAGTACCCAAGCTTCAGTCTCATGTTTTTGCATCCTTTCTCCAGTGTCTGGCACTGGCTACGAGAGTCGGCTTCGACTCCCGTCTGCCAATGTCAGGCGAATCTGAATCCATCATTAAGCATTGAGAATCGAATCAATGCGCGATCTTCTTCTGTATACTCCTGCTCATTCCATCCGGTTGTTTCACCAGTGCTGTGGTTGAAGCACACAACGTGGTTGTCTTCTAAGGAAACGGTAACGCGGTCATTCTCGTAATACCCATCAAAAAGCTTCATTGTTAATGCTCCTTTCTCAATTTCTGTACCCGATAATGGCATACAGTTTTCCTGACTCAAACAGTTTGTCAACAAAACGGTCACGAGCGGCTTCTGTCTTGAAGCTCTTTCTTTTACTGACCAGTTCTCCGCTCTTTTTGATCTCAGTCCAAGCAACTTCGTACATAACCAACTCTCCCTGCTTTCAATATTTGAAGAGATCCACCATGCTGTTGAAATAAGTGGTTGCACTCCCATCGGCGAAGCGAATAACCAGATATTCATTATGCGGATCTTTTGGCATCCAACTTTCTGGTTTTTGTGGGAGCTCAGATTCACCTTGCACGACCTTGAACGACTCAACATTATCAAGCTCGTACTGGAACTTCTTGGTTGCATCTTCTTCATACTTGCATTTGTCATACCCTTTAATGTAGCACTTCATGGTTCACGACCTCGCTTTCTTTCTGATACCATTCTGGTATCGACTACAAGAGGCGATGTACGCCTCCTGTCTGTCGGTATCAGAGATGTATGTATCCATTCCCGTCCGGAGTTATACTCCATGCCACTATACTGTACTTTCGTTCGTCTTCTACTGCTCTTTTCCCTGTTAACCAATGTGTCAACTCAGAGTCTGTGGCAAATCCCATGGTATACAACTCTCTGCTCTTTCCTTTGATTTCCAACACCTGATAAATCTTCATCATGGTTCATGACCTTCCTTTCCTGTGGTTGTCTCAACCACTGAGCATATTATATATCATTGATTAATATCCGTCAATACTTTTTCGGGAAAAAATATAGAAAAAAAGGACAGGCTGTTAACCTGTCCCGATGTTTTCGATTCTGCGCATCACGCTGTCATATATCCGTGGTTGCAACACGCGCACAGAATCAACCAGCTCGTCTATGACACTCAGAACTGCATCAATAGGCTTTCCTTCTATTGCCCTCAGAAATTCGGAATCGCCATAATTCATGACTGGTTCTGGCGCATAGGACTGCATGGGAACAGGAAGTTCTTCACTGTTCCCAAACAGCTCCTTTCGGATTGTATAAAACGCCGCAAGTTTCAGACACGTACTGGCCGTAGGATTCCTCTGCCCTTGGCATTCGGCAATGGCTTCTTCAAGATCATGCCTTGTTATCACTGGTCATCACATCTCTTGCTCGAGTTTTTGGACAAACCTCTGTGCGTCCATCTGCAGATTCTGAGGAAGTTCCTGCATCATGTCACGCACGGTATTAACCAGTTCCTCCACGCCTTCCGCTCTGGAATACCGTCCCATGGAATCTCTGCGTGCGTTTCGTCCACGTCCACGAGCATACGAACCTCTGTCGTCATAAGTGCGATAAGGAGTGTTTCCACCACGTTCATACCCACCGCGCCGAGAATATTCATCCTCGCCTTCGACGATGTTACACAGATGGTCTACGGCACTTGCCATGTATTTGATAACCTCGACATCCTCTTTGCTGAATTTGCCATTCTGGGAGTAGTCTTCAAGCTCTTTTATAAGCTTTTCCTTCAGCTCCATCAGTTCATGCATTTCTGTCACCTCCTCCTCTTTACGCAATGCGTGATACAGTCAGGTTTGCGTTCTGAACAAGAATGGCTGGAGCTACACCACCAGCAGTAGCAGGAGTAGACACGTTTTCAACAGCCACAGTAAAGCAACATCCCTTTGGAACAGTGATAATTGCCGTACTTGTGACATTGAAGAAGTTCTCTGCCGTAGGAGGTTCGGTAGCCGTAGCCGCAGGAGTCACAATTGCCCTGCTTGTCAGAATCGGTTCACCGTCAATGGCAAGAGCAATAGCGATAGGCCCTACAGTCCCACCATCAGGAATAGCAATGTTGCCGTTAAAAGTCACCTGATAACGAGCGAAGCATCCACCGCCATTGACAATGCCACGGAGAATAACAATTCCGGACTCATTCCTGTGTAGGACATAGCCTTTGGGGCAACGAATGGCATCGTTCAGGATGACATTCTGCCCCGGTTCCACGGTCTGTACCGGATTATACGTATATTCTGCCATTTTGTATCACCTCTTAGAAACTACCGTTTCCGCAACCACAACCGCACCCAGGAGTCTGGTTGCATGTGAAAATCGGAGTGCGCCCGTAAACCGGAGTCGTCGGGACAGGGCAGGAGTTCAGCCTGTTGTAAAGCTGATCCACTTCATTGGAGAATCCCTGTGCGATAAAGGCGTTCTGAGCAGTCTGAGATGCCGCCAAATCCTTCATTGCAATCTGCTGACGCAGTGTGGCAATTTCATCATTCTTGGCGTCAATCTTGTCCTGACACAGCTGGTCTTTGATAGACTGAATACCACCATTGATCGCGTTCAGAATGTTCTGAGTGTTCTGCGTGCTGTTCGCACGAGTGTTGCATGCTTCGCTGGCCAGAGTGTATTTTGTGTCAGCAAAACCCATCTGAGTATTCATCCCGTTCTGAGCAAGCTGTGCCTGAATAGCATTCATACCCTGAGTGTTCGCTGTCTGGGCCGCAAAACTCCGTTCCATGTCAGCAATCTGATTTGTATACATCTGCTGAGTCAGAGCATTCTGAGCACCCGTCACGGAAGCAGTCACGCCAGCAAAACCGGAACACAGACTGTTCTGAATGTCCCCACAGCATCCGCAGAGCTGAGTAGCGAGGGCACTGATTCCGTCACGGACAGAAGTTACGCTGTCGTGCAACTGTGCATCACGGAAGCCGTCGTTCACATTGTTGTTGATACCATTCTGTCCGTTCAGAAGCCACGGGAAGTCAACGCCAAGACCGCCTCCAAAACCATTCATTCCACCAAAACCACCCCACATGCCATTGCCAGCAAGCAGGATAAGCAGAATGATCCACCATCCGTCACCGCCAAAACCCATGCCATTGTTTCCATTTCCATACATGGGAGCCACAGGCATTACCATGCCAGAGCCATTTTCATCAGTAAGAGCCATAGTTACATCTTCCTTTCTTCTTATATATACTGACCGTCCTGTGCACCGAACGGAAAGTAGCTATTGCCAAAAACCATAAAATGCCTTATAATGTGCTTGTGATCCTCCATACGGGCTGTACGAGCTTGGGTATCCTCCGTTGCACAGGGAAGGGGCATGTCAATCATGCCTCTTTTCTTTTTTACCTGTGTCCCATCATTCGATTGAGAATGCTCATGACCGGACTCCTCACCTGTCCAGACTGAAGAATATGCATAACTGCCGCCTGTGGATTATTTGCGATGTTCGGAGGAACATTGTATCCTGCCTTTTGAATGAGTTGGGCAGGGTTTGACTTCAGTTCCCGAAGGGCATCACCCATGTTAACCTTCGGCGCTTGACGATTCAGTGCCTGATACAACTGATTTGCCATTCTTGCTCACCTTCTTCAGAATGTCGTTTATTTCGCTTTTAAATGCGTCAAATTCGGCCTTCGCCACAAAACCCGATAAATCTATCGACTGAGATTCCGAAGGCCTCTGAGGGGCATTTTGAGGCCTTTCTGTGTATTCAAAAATTCGTAATGGTTGTGGCATGCCTGAAGCATCTGTCGATTTCAAATAAAACCGCTGACTTTCACTGTCCATCAGCATAACCGTGCTGTTGGGAGGCACCATGTATGATTTTGCGCCAGATTCACCTTGTACCCATATCAACCCGTTATTGTTCTGCTGATATCCTGTCTGTCCAACATAGCCGTTCTGCGGAAGTTGCTGAAGATATGGATTCTGATAAGAACCATAATATGCCATTATTCTCGCCTCCAATAATACAAAGGAACAAGTTGAGAACTGTTCCAGCTATCGTAGATGTTTCCATCGACAACACAGGCCACATGGCTTGGAAGGGCAACCACAAACGTCCCCTTCGGATGATCCTGTGCGAACTCTTCCAGCGTGTAACAGTCTGGGCATGTGTTTGGAATGATTTCTCGCACAAACCCATTCTGCCGAAGGACCGAACCCCACACCGCATTGGAGCTGATCACGTCACCCATCAGAAAACCGTTGATGGCGATTTTGGCATAAGCGCTTTCCCAGTCCAGATTCAATGCCTTTGCTATTGCGCGGACAGCACAGTCTCCAGCCCTCGACTGAGCAGGATTTGGATTGTACTCAATCCACACATGACCACCGCCTTTCATGTCTCCAGTTTACGAACAAAGTAATCTGCTTTCGATGAAGTAAAGAGGCAATTTTAGTGCAATTTTGAGTTTTCCACAGGTTTTTCAACATGGCAAAATGTCGTTTTCCACAGGTACAAAAAAAGATGCATCAATTGGCATCTGTTAATACCAATCAATACATCTTTATGACTGTTTATATAAAATTTGTCTTATCTGGTCAATTTTTGGACACGATTTCTGTGGAAAACTCGTCCAGCTTCAAAGTCGAATAAATACTCATCTAAAACTGGAAGGGCTAGAAAAGCCCTTTTTGTGCGTTCTAGAGGCATTGTCAAAAAAACAGTTCTTTTTCGGCCTTGTAGACGATGTTTTTCACTTGCCTAACAGACAAATCGAACATTTCAGCAAGTGGCTCGAATCTTATCCCGTCACACAAACGTTTCTTTAATATTTGGCGATTTCGTTCGGAATGTATGCGTTCATCAATCAGCTTGCAGATTTCTGAGTTGGTGTAGTTCATCCCTTTTTCACCTTGCCAGTACCGTGGCACATGTTGCATACTCGGTATCCCTTTTTGGAAGTGCCTCGTTTTGTCCTAGTCTTGACTGTCCGCTTGACTTTCACTTTCTGTGCCATAGCTCAAATCCCCACCAGCCACAAAATTATAACTGCCTTCCTGTTCAGCTTCAATCTCCGTAGTTTCTGAATATTCCTCAAATTGGGCCTCGTATACAAAGAAGCCTACACACATTCCTGCCATAAGCACAATCAAAACCAATATCGTGATCCATAAACGTCTGATTGTTCGCTCTGCCATAGCAAGAGCGGATTCATCTCTGAATCTTTTTTCTGCAAGCTTACACTTTTCGCAGTCCATGAGTTATCCTCCAAAAAAAATCTTAATGATGACAGTGATCACTCCAGCTCCTACTGTCATTATAAGCCATGTGATATTTTTGAGCTGATGCTCGATTACTGCCAGACGAACGTTTTCGGCGTTTACCTGCTGTTCAATCTGTCCAGTAATCATATCGCATTCCTGCCTTGTGACAAAAATCTCTTTCAGACGTTCGATGTCTGCTGTGTCAAGCATACTGACCACCTCACAGGTTATGCTTGTCAGTCGGGTTGTTGATAATGCCGAACCCTACAAGCACAGGACAAAGAACGTTCAGAAACTGATCCATCCATTCAGCAATATCAATGTTTGCAAAGGTCTTCACCAGAAACACAATCAGTCCAGCAACGCTCACCCATAGAGCCCAGGACTTCAGTCTGTTCTGCTTTTCGGCCATGATAATCAACTCCTCTCGTGCCAGCCATTTCAGCCAAGAAATCATCTGTCAACTCCTCAAGTTCATTTGCGTCAGGCATGTTATTCCTCCAACCTGATAGTATATGACTTGCCAGTGGATTGATATTTCTGAGCAAGCTCTTCGGCCTCATGAAGCTTTAGATGCGGAATAACGACAGTATACAGCTTTGAAGTGTCCTGCTCATCTAAAACATTCCATGTTTTTGGTCCAACAACTCCATCGTCGGCAAGCCCATGGTCCTTTTGGAACTGTTTCACTGCTGTTTCTGTCGCAGACCCGAATTTTCCGTCTGCGCCCCATTTCCCAAGATCATAGCCTTTCTGAATCAGCTTCGCCTGGAGCAGTACAACGTACTCACCTTCAGAACCTTTCCTGAGTGTCGGCCGACTGGTTTCCTCTGCCGTGTTACTGTAGGCAACACCTTTCAGTTTCCCCCAGTGTGTCCATCGGCTGTTGTTTACATCACTTCTTACGACACCATACCGAGTTCCTCTGGCCTCTATAACACAGCCATCACCTACATACAAACCTACATGTCCGTATTTTCCATCGGCCTCTTTGTAGGTAAATACAGCAGTTCCCGGCTCTAATTCCATCCCTTTGGATAGCTTACCCTTCTCAGTACAATACTTGCGATACATGGTATCACTGCCATGATACATGTATCCACCAAGTTGTTTGAATGCCCAATAGAAGAGTCCAGAACAATCGACCACATGCTTGCCTACCCATTTTTGGCCATACTTGACGGTCATATCGCGAGTGGCTTTATCCTGCTTGGCCTGTGTCCAGACTCCACCGGACTCGCCCCAGATATACCCCCAACCATTGTTGAGGGCATACTGGAATCGAGCTATCAAATCGACAGGGTTTATCATGCCGACTGCCTCCGATCAAAAATCACGGGACGCTCAATAAAATTGCCAGCGTTGTCAAGGATAGTCGTCATCTGATATACGACAGCCTCGTTCTGCAGATCTGCCGTAATGATATTATGGAAACGTGCCTCTGCGGCCATACGGCATGCGTCCACACTCTCGTAGTCTGCCACATTGAAATACTGAATTGAGTTGTTGTGCGTGTCGGTTTCATAAACGCGAATTACCATGAAGAACATATGCTTTCACTCCTTTCTGGTTATAAACAGTGTACCACACTGGGAAGCCATTGTGAAGGGATTTATTAAAGCTTTGGTGAGGATTTGCACCTCACATGACCGACCATCAGGCTTGTATCGCACACTCGCTGTGTGTCGGTCTGCTATGCGTTCAGCGTCTACCTATTCCGCCACCAAGCTTATTGCTTCGTTAATTAGAACCCGCCAAATGTAACGTCTTCCATTTCAGCCACCATAAATCTACATTCATACAGGTACTGGCAGTTATTACATTTATCATCAGTCATTACAAGATTTCGTTTCTCATAATCAGAAACGCATTCCGATTTTTCCATGCCATTTACCTCCGTTTTATGCATAAAGCCCCATTGCCACATACTGTCCAGCAGGTATATCCCCGTTAGCATTAGCGACTCCATTAGTACCAATTCTCATCGAGTAAACAGCCGTTTCTGTTGCCGATACCTTATATACTGGTACGATACAATTATTTACGGCAACATTTTGGAAGTCGCTAAAAAGTGCAGAACCAACTGATGCGGACAATGTGAACATAACCCACACGAATTTTACATTGGATGCTCCTTTAAGCTTTTCGCATCTTTGGGCATTGATTGTTACGGAGCTATTCGCAGACGTTATTGAAAAATCTCCCCCGATGGCGGTTAAGTTGCTGTTTAACGTATCAACGGACGCCTTCAAAGCATTCATCCCACCACCAGAAACAGCGGTTAAGTTTGAACTGGACAAGGTGGCATTTGCGGCGATATTTGTACTCGCCGTATACAGACCGTCAGCCAACGCCGTGTGCTCTTTTACGTATACGTACTGACCAGAACTGATTGCCGCATGCGTGTTTCCAGTGGCCACAATTGCGATACTGTTTTCCACTTTGTCCAGAGCCGTGTCGTGATCATGAAGTGCCGAATCAATGAGATCCATATCTCCGTTGATTACGCCTATGTCAGCAGGTTCTGTATATGCTGGTTTGGCCAAGTTGTAATGTGTCGTGTTAGTTGCCATCGCCAACGCCTCCTTCCATACTCTTCAGATACCGAATTATATGCTCAATAGCTGAGTAGCTTCCAGCCATGACCGAACAATCAGCATGACCGGAAACCATGACTGACTCCAGAGCGTTTTCCATATCCTTAAGGATTTCAATTACGTTCTTAATGCTTTTGATTTCAGGCACTGTGTTCACCCTCCAATTCTTTCACGCGCTTGCGCAAGCTTTTGATTTCATTCAGCAGGAAAGGGATAAGCCTAGTATAGTCTATACCTACCTTTTCGCCCTTTGCCAACTCTTCGTCACTTGGAGTATAGCAGATATCGGGCAGAATCGGAAGAGTATCTTCATAAATCAAACCATATCGCGTTTCTCCAGATGTGTCATTGTTGTATATAAAGGATACTGGCTCGAGTTGGTCAATAACTTCACCATAGTCAGCCATAGGCTTTATATCGTGCTTTTCCGCACGGCTAGAGTTCTCAGGATTTGTCATGAAGTGTGCCACACGAACCCAGCTAACGTCCCACCTGTGATACGTTGTGCCCAAATTCCCGTAAGCAGTGTCCCAGCTAGAACCACCTTCAAGAGGGAACATGCACACATCTTCGTAATCAAATGTTGAACTGCTAATATTTGCGTATGAGTCATAAGCCGAAATGATAATAGAAGCATTTTTGCTTATCGACCAAAGCTCAACCCAGTCACCCTGTAATATAACCCTATGATGAGGGCCTGTGCCCACCTGAACTTTATCAGCACTACCAGCAGTTGCCCACAACCAGACGGAATTTTTACGATAGCCAAGAAAAATCTTGTCATCACCATGGATATACTCAAGGCCCTCGGTTGAAAGTGTCCAATAACCAGTCTTAAAAGTACCCGTGATGTTTGCATTCTTGGCTTCAATACTACCATCAGTCAGAATCTTGAAATAGCTGTTGGCAGTAACGAGTCCTTCAAACGTAATTTTGTTAGCTTGAATTTTGACCTCTTCAGCCGACTGATTGATTGCAGAAATCACACTGCCGCTTGATACCTTGGAAGAAAGCTCTGTAGCAGTTTGCTGAACATATGTATTGTAGTCCGACTGCGAAACTTTGGAAGATATCGTAGTAGCAGTCTGTTCACGGTATGTATTAAAGTCAGATTGCGCGACCTTGGAAGAGATCATCTGTGCAGTCTGCTGTACATACGAATTATAGTCGGACTGTGAGACTTTGGACGATATAAGCGTAGCTGTTTGCTGTTGGTATGATTCAAAGTCTCCCTGAGTGACACGTTGAGAAATCTGGTCAGCCTGTTGAATGATCTCGCTCTCGGCCTCAGAAACCCGATTCCCAAGCTCATCAAACTCGACACGAGACACCTTGGAACGAATCTGGTCGGCTTGAATTCTGATCGAAGCTTCACTTTCTGCTACCCTGTCCCCAAGATTCTCTGTAGCCTTGGCGATGAATGCAATCTCCCGTTCGTTCTGTTTCATTTGTGTACTGTAGGAGCTTATCAGGGCATTGTTTACCGTGATAACCCACCTGCCATCGCGCCACACGTACACATCGGGCTCAGGAGTCTCAAGCAACCCGGCCCATAAATAGTTAGAAGCCAGATACTGCCAAGTCATACCACGGGTAATCTCCCACGTAGCATGTCCACTGATCCCGGCGTACAACTGTTGCCAAATCTGGGCTTTGAGTTCCTGCCAAGTAACGTTCTTGACAGTGTCCCACACCACCGTAGGCCGTTCCTTTACCCACATGTCCCCAGTATTGATTTCACGGCCTCCACTGGCTGGATCGTCCCATTGGACGTATACCCTTGAAAAACCAGTAGCAGTAACATTCAGGCCATTAAAATCCATGGCAGTCTGCCAAGTCAGACCACCATCACGGGTAAATCCTATGCCATAGTTCTCGCCATCGTACTGGCCAATTCGTATCTGCTTATTACTGTCAGACGGATCAACGATATAGATATTCCCGGCATCCCAGTAAAAACTGGTTGTGCCCAAAATTCTGATAAGGTTCGCCTGTAACACGCCAGCCGTAATCTCATCAGCTACGATGCCATTTCCGTCTATGGCTGTACGCCACAACCACTCTCCATTCGGATCTTTCTCGTCTGCGAGAAGAATGCCAGCGCCAGTAAACAGTACGGCACTGTTTCCATCAGACGCGATGTAAATCTCAGACCCATCTTCCAATGTATTGCGATTCGTGCCTGAAGACATGATCCGCGTTTTCGCAGCATCAATATAGCCATCCAGAAGTTCCGAGTTGTTATCGGCTATCCTGCTGGCTATATCAGCACCAGCGGATATCCGTATAGTTCGCTTTTTTATGTCTTGTGTCGCGTAGTCACCCATGGGCGGTTTTGTGGTTTTAGGAATCACCCAGTCATTTGTGAGTACTC